ACCTTCAGCGCCAACACGATCAGCTACAGCGCCACCGTCGATCTGGACATGGCGTCTCGAAACGGCGGGTATTTCACGATCAGCTTGACCGGCAATTTAACGTTCACCACCTCGAACCGTGCTGCAGGTCGGACGGTCACGCTGCGTTTGATCTGTGATGCGACGCAGCGGACGCTAACGGTGCCCGCTGGCTGGGTCTTTGTCGGTAGTAAGCCAGCCAACATCGCAGCATCGAAGACTGGGATCCTGTCGCTTAGTTTCTTCGGCACCGCTGACAGTGATTGCGTCGCAGCCTATGGGGTGCAGGCATGAGTCGGCTGACGCTCCGTGATCCAGCATTCCTAGCCGCCATAGCCCCAGCTGCCGGCGGTGGCGGCATCGTGACTAGCGGGCTCGTTGTGCATCTTGATGCAGGCAACTCGGCTTCTTATTCAGGCAGCGGCACCACCTGGACCGACCTTAGTGGCAATGGAAATAATGCAACGCTAATCGGATCGCCATCCTTCACGGCATCTCCGGGATTCTTTGACATCACAAGTGATAGCACTTATGTGAGGCTTAACAAGTACAGCCACGGAACTAATCCTTTCACCTATTCACTGTGGGTGAACTTCGATACCAACAAAACTTGGAATACGTTGGTTGAAAACGGCAACTGGTCTGATTCTTTTTTGTTTCGAGCGCAATTCGGGCTTCAACTAGCAGTCTATGCTAAAGGCACTGAAATCGGGAACCGCTCCTGGACGCCAAGTACCGGCACCTGGTACAACGTTGCGTACACCAGATCAGGATCAACTAACACCTTGTATATCAATGGATCCCAGCTCGGGGCTACATTTACGGATCAGACCAATATGACTTTTGCTGATCAATACATGTTTCTAATGAGGTCTCAACACACAGGCGACCAGTACGTGGATGGCAAGTTCGCGCAGTTTGCAATTTACAGCAGTGCGTTATCCGCTTCGCAAGTCACACAGAACTTCGACGCCCTCAAAACTCGTTACGGCTACTGATCACCATGACCCAACTGCTCCGCCTCCTGCCATCTGGTCCGCTCTGGCCCTATTCCGTTTCTCAGTTTCGGCGCGATGAGCCGTGGCTGAGTATCAGCGATGCCCCGCACGACGGGGAACTGGCCAGCTACGGCGAGCTGGAGCCGCCGATCCTGGTGCGACGTGTTATCCCTGTCGATCCACCCGAGTTCGACTCCACGACCCACTACGTCCAGGAGGTGATGCCCACCGAGATTGATGGCGTGTGGCTGCAAACCTGGCAGCTGCAACCCCTGCCGCCAGTCCCACCGCAGCCCGACTACCGAGGGTTCTACGACGCCCTGCTCGTGAGCGCCACCTACAGCGCAGCTCTCCAACAGGTGATGGCAGCACCTACGCCTGGCCCGGCGGCTGCGCTCGCTGTCTTGATCAGTGCTCTGCAGGATGCGTTGAACGGTCGGCCCAATCCTCCGGCCTTGCAGTCTGCGATCTGGCTGCTGCTCGGCCAGCTCACGCTTCCCCCCGAAGCCGCCGCTGAACTGCAGGACCTGCTCCATGCCGCGAACTTGGCGGAGCTGTATTCGCTTATCCCTCCGAGCCAGCCATGACACGCCGCGAAAATATCCTTGCTGCAATCCTTACCGCTCTCACTGGTACAACAGGCGTCAGCACACGTATTTATCGTTCACGTGTTGAACCTATCGCTCGTGCTGAATCACCAGCAATTGTCATCGAACCAGTTAAGGATGATGCCACCATCCAAACGCAACTAGCAACACTCGACTGGTCGCTGCGCGTGCGCATCACCGTAATTGTACGTGGTGCTATACCTGATCAGATTGCAGATCCAATCCTTCAGAGCCTACACACCAAAATAATGGCCGATCCTACGCTGGGTGGATATGCAATCGATATCATGCCGTTAGCGGTGAATTTTGTCTTCATGGAAGCCGATGGCACCGCTGGTGAAATCCAGTGCGACTATCGCATCATGTACCGCACATCCTTTACCGACCTTTCAAACTGATGGATAGGCTGATGGATGAATACCACGGACAGGGAGGTGAATACCTCCTGGATCCAAAAACCGGCAAACGTAAGCTGTTGCAGCGAACGGAGCCGGCCACACTCTCTGCACTTGCACCTGAGGTAGAAAGCGATGCCGCTCTTACGCCGCAAAAGCCTGATTCTGGCAAAGACTGAATCGACCTACGCCACAGTGCCAAGCCCGGCACCAGCTGGCAGTGATGCCATTCTGGTGCGCAATATGGAGATCACTCCGCTGGAGAGTGATGTGGTTTCCAGGGATTTGATCCGTCCTTATCTTGGTGCATCTGAACAGCTGCTTGCTAATCCGCGTGTTCGGATCACGTGTGAAGTTGAACTAGCCGGTTCAGGCACTGCTGGCACCGCACCACGCTACAACCCACTGCTGCTGGCATGTGGTATGGGTTCAACCGTCTCGGCAGGAACATCGGTTACCTATGCACCAGTCAGCAGTTCTTTCAGCAGCTGCACGATTGTTTACAACATTGATGGTGTGAACCATCAGGTTACAGGTGCTCGCGGCACTGTACAAATGAACTGCCAACTGGGGGAAATCCCTACGTTGCAGTTTGAAATGACTGGTATCTACTCAACACCTACTGATACTGCACAGGTAGCCGCTACGTTTGCTGCACAAGCATCACCACTTATCTTCAGGGATGGCAATACATCTGCGTTCTCCTTCATGAGTTATGCAGGTTGCCTGATGTCTGTTGAATTCAATGTAAACAACAGCGTTGTCTACCGTGAATTGATCGGTTGCACGAAGGAGATTCTGATTACTGATCGCCAGGCTGAGGGTACTGTAGTAATTGAAGCACCTACGATGGCGCAGAAGAACTACTTTACAGAAGCGCTTGGTACTTCTACCGGTAGTCTTACATTCTTGCATGGCACCACTGCTGGCAATCGTGTTACCTTCACCGCTGCGCAGTCTGATGTAGGCCAGCCTACCTATAGCGAAACTGATGGGGTGATGATGCTAAACATTCCGTTTACTGCTACGCCTACTACGGCTGGCAATAATGAGTTCTCACTGGCGTTCACCTGAATGGCATTTATCCTAAAGAAAGACCCTACCTTCTTGTGGCCTGTTTCCATCGAGCTGCCAGATGATAGCGGTGAATTTGTTGCGCATAGCTTTAAGGTTCAATATCGGCGGATGACGCAGGCGTATGCCAAGGACGTTGCGGTAAAGCTAAATACCGGTGCTGAGATTGATATGGATGCCACTGCTAAGGAGATTATTGCTGGATGGGATGATGTCAAAGATGATGATGGCAAGGAAATTGCTTTTACTTCAAAGGCCTTAGATGAGCTGTTAAAGATCCCTACTTTAAGTGCTGACCTTGTTGGGCAGTGGCTTAATGCAACAGCTAAGGTAAAAGAAAAAAACTAATAGGAGCTGCGGAGCACTGGCTACGTGGCTCAGTCAAAGATAATACGGCGGATGAAGCCAAGGCACTTGGTGTTATTCTGCCAGAGTCTGAGGATAGTCAAGAGCACTTTGAAGTATTAGAAGAAAACTGGCCAGCTGTATCAGCATTCTTGCGTTGCCAGACTCAATGGCGAACCAGCGGTGTTGGTGGTGTCGTCGGTTTAGATTATGGGGCGGTGCAATGGATATTTACTTTGTACGATGTAAAAGAACCATGTGCTGTCCTTGACGACCTGCAAGTGATGGAGCATGTGGTACTGAAAGAAATGACTAAAGGCAGGAGGTAATCCATGGCGATGAATATGGATGCCCTGCTGCGGATCACTGCCAGGGTTGATGGTGCTAATGCAATACAAGCATTCAGCCGTGATCTAAAAGGTCTGGATGGTGCTGCAAAGCTAAGCGCCAAGGATCTTGGGGTGATGCAATTCGCCATCAACAAGATGGCACGTGAAGCAGGAAATACAACAACCGGATTACGGCAACATCTGAGTGCACTGCAGACTTTACGTGATCGTGTTGAGATTGGTGGTAAAGCATATAACCGTCTTGGTGTTGAAATCGACCAGCTGCGTGGAAAGCTGCGTGCATTGGATGGTGAAGCAAAAAAGGTAAGCGCAAACAAAGGTCTCTCTGGTGCTGGTGGCCTCGGTGGCCTTAGTAGTGTTGCTTCGCTTGCTGCGGGTGCTGGCGGCCTAGCAGTTGGCCAGCAGGCTATTCAGGCCACAATTCAACGTGAAGAATCAACCCGAAGGCTGTCAGGACTTAGTGCAGCATTTGGCGAATTTACACAGGCTCAAGATGCAGCAGCACGTGCCGCTAAACGATTTGGTCTTAGTCAGACAGAAGCTAACCAATCATTCTCCCAGATTTATGGCAGACTGCGGCCTGTCGGTATTTCACTATCTGAGATTGAGGTAGCCTTTAATGGTTTCAATACAGCTGCACGCCTCAGTCGTGCCAGTACACAAGAAGCATCTAATGCCTGGCTGCAGCTAAGTCAGGCGTTAGGTTCTGATGTTCTTCGTGGTGAAGAACTCAACAGTATCTTTGAGCAAACACCAGCGATCGTTCAAGCGATAGCGCGTGAGATGA